GTCAATGGTGTGCAATTGGTCAGAACAAAGATATTCCCAGAACCCACCAATGGCAAAGGATACTTTGATGCAAGTCAAGTGGTGAGGAATGAAATCACATATGATTGGTTCACACCAGTTTCAACCACACAACCAGAATGTCTTCTTTCACAACCATCTCCATCTGGAGAAGTTGCAGTCACATACAACATCAGAGTTGGTGAAGATTATTCTGGACTCACTACATTGAACATGGCAAGTGGGAATGTCACTGCATACAATTGGACTCCATCACTATTCAAGAGAAGACAACAGACAACATCTGTCTTTGATTTCAAATACTTAACAAACAGACCAAAGTCATGCAAGGCAAAGTTGACTGACAAAGTCCTTGTCCCATTCAAAGGAATTGCTGGAGAGACCTATGTCATCAGATTCAGAGCATACAACCAAAGCAATGCTTTAATCAATACATATTCAACTGGAACAAATCTGACAATCACATCATCCAACCGATGGATGCAACTTGACATTGGAGCAGAAGCAATGAACAATTCACATGGAACAAATGTCTTGACAAATTCTGTAAAGTATTATGATGTTTATTTGATAAATGGTGGAGCAGAATCAGAAGCATTCAGAGTTTATCTTGACTGCAATCCATTGTATGAGACAATCAATCTTCACTTCATCAATCAGTATGGAATGTATGATACTGCAAGATTTGGTCTTGCATCCAGATTGACCATGAATGTGGAGAAGAAGGACTTCACAAAAAGAGAATATTCTTTTGGAGCAAATTCAGTTGATTACTATGATGCAAACAAGGTGTATGGTGAATCAGTCATAAACTATGGAAGCAAAGCAAACTGGAACTATAAATTGACAATGGACTTTCCAACAGATGAAGAATACATCTGGATGTCTGAATTGATTGTCTCTCCACAAATCTATGCAGAAATTGATGGAGACTATTATCCAGTGAGCATAAGACAGAACAATTTTGAGTATTCAAAATATCAGAATAACAGATTGAGACAATTGGAAATTGAAATTGAAATGAACCAACAAAGAAACGGATTCAGAAGATGACAAGATTATTCATAGAGGACCAAGAACTGGACATCACCAAAGACTTCAGTCAGCAAATCACATTTGCAGTTGATGACTTGAACAATGTTGATTCCAAGTCCACATCATTTACCAAGACAATTGTTTTGTCTGGTACTGCCAACAACAACAAGTTGCTTGGTAATATCTTTGAATTTGCCAATGCCAATTATACCATTGATTCACAAAGGAATGTTGGCTACAATTTCAATGCATCCAAATCTGCAAAAGCAAGGATTGAAGTGAATGGTCTTCCAGTGATGAAGGGAGTTTTGAGACTTCTGGAAATCATCATTGACGGGAACATGGTTGAATATGAAGTTGCATTGTTTGGTGAACTTGGTCTCACTTCCAAACTGACTCTTTTGTGCATCACTTGAAGCAACTTTCCCTTTTGCAGTTTCCAACCATTCTCTGACAGAATCTTGACCTTCCTTGCTCATTCCCCATGTCTTGAAGAAGTATGGTGAATTGTTTGTTGGGTCTTTCTTCAATCCCTTCACCCCTCTGTCTTGAAACTTTGCATAATATGGAAACTCAATCTCAAGAGTTGTCACACCATTCTCATTCTCTGGTGGTAAAATCACAAGATTGGATTCTATGTTCCCAGATGCAACAATCTTCTTCTCCTTCACCACTCTCTTCCATACATCAACAAACTTCTTTGCAGACTTCAACATCACATCATTGATTCCATCTTCCAAGACCTTCTGAAGACTTTCTGCTTTCTGGTCATCAAGGAATCCATCTGTCAAGAGCAACTTCTGTTTTGCCGTCTGATTATCTGCCATTCAATTTGTTTTTGTTCATAATCTTTTGTTGTTGCTCATTGTCAATCTCTCTCTTCATCTTCAAGTATGACAAGTCATTCAAGAACTGGTACACTGGTAAGTCCCAGACTGCATCTATGCAGATTCCTTCAAAGTCAGATACCAGTTTGGCATTGAACAACCATCCATATGACTTTCCAAATTCTTCAAGACTTCCTCCATCACCACTTGTCCATCCGTTATTGACTTGAAATAGATATTGAAATTCTGAATTGATTTGCTGAAAACTGCCCAAAAAAAAACTGCAGAATGATATGCATCATAGAAATCCATGTTCAACATCTCTTGTGACAACTTCTCATGTGCAGAAGATTCCAACTTCACTTGCTTGAATCCTTTCCATGTCAACTTCAATGGTGTACACATTGTCGCCATGATTCTGTGTAAGTTTCCAATGATGTCTTCTGAATAGGTAGCAATCTCCACATATCTTCCAGAATTCATCGGTGGCTTTGCAAGGTCATAATTCAACATGAATGGTCTTCTGTTTATCCAGATGAATTGTCTTGGTTTCCTCTTGTTGTTTTGTGAATGTAAAGATTCAAAGGAGTTGTTTATCTTGGTACACAACTTGTTGTACTTTGACAGACTCATTGCATTGACTTCTTCTTCTGACTTTCCAGTCAGACATTGCACAAGAAGACATGACTTTGACAATTCATCAGTCTCAATCTGACTGATTGAATACAACTCTTGGAATTTTCTAATTGTCAACTTCATATTGTATAGTGGTTTTTTTTGTGAAAGTTATATGAAATAGTATTGACCAGTCATCTTGTGAACTTGTCTGCATCTGTTTGCCAAAGCAAGAGCATTGACACAATCATCATGGAATCCAGATGGTGCATTGTACTTCACACCATTGGAAGTGAACTGGTATTCAAAGACATCCAATTCTTCTTTGATTATTCCATGTGGGAATCCAATCTCCTTCTTGTGGATTGCAGATGCCAAATTTTCCATCAATTGTTGTTTTGATGTGGATGTATACTTGAACCCAGTCATGTGGCTGAAATGGGTCTGTAAATCCTCTGTAATGGCATCACCGACTCCAGTTGAGTCAATCATTACTGGTTTACTTCTGTCAATCGTTAGTATTTCCTCCCTTGTATGCTTCCAGTCTTTCTGAAATCTGTTGAAGTAGGCAACATCTCCATGTTCATCCAGACCAATGATGACAGACCAGTCAAAGGACTTTGCCAAGTCAATACCATAGAACTGAACTGGAAATGGTGACAATGGCTTGATACATTCTTGGATGTGGTTGCTTCCAAATGGATTGGATGCATTCTCCATTGCATTAGCCATGTACTCTTGCTCAAAGACTGCTTGTGGCAATTGATTCCTTGCATCATCAACTTCATGCTTGTCAATGTAGGGATTGTCATAAGTGGTGAACTTAAATGACTGCCAATCTGGTTCTCCTCCTTTCATGAATAGGGAATAGAAGTAGTTCTTCCCTTTTGGAGTTGACAAGAAGAGTGCTTTCCCTTTGTAATCTGTCAAGGTAGGTCTGATTGAATTCTTCCATCCATCTTCCAGATTGGGAATGAATGATGCTTCATCCACAACCACCAGATGGAACTTCCGTCCTCTCAAGTTGTCAAGTCTTTCTCCAGTGAAGAATTGGATGCTTCCATCATTTGGGAATCTTATCATCAACTCTGACTTGTTATTCTCAAAGGGAATGACCTTTGTGAGTTTGTCAAAGAAAGTCCTTGCCAAGTTGTATGTTGGTGTGATATAAGCCACAGACATCCCTTGCAATGCAGATGATATCATCTCCACTTGGGAAAGTTCAGACTTGCCAAATCTCCGACCACACATCACCACTCTGAATCTGGCATCAGAGTCCAGAATCAATTGCTGATTCTCATGTGGTTGTGGCAACTCAATTGTCATGAGTTAAAGATACAAAAAAACCACCAAGATGGTGGTTGATGTGTAGAATCAAATATGTGTGATTAGTAGATATAGTTTGCTTTCATTCTTGCTTCCATGTCTTGGATTGTTTCTCCTTGTATCATGTACTCTCCAGTATGCTCTTGGATAAGTTCCAGATGAAGGTCTGATTGACCATCCAATGGAAGACCGAATGATTTGAATGCTCTCTTGATTTGATTTTGGATTGATGGTTTCAAATCTCTCATGTAGTGTCTGTATTCGTGATTCCAAAAGTAAGTTGTCATGTTGTTTGATTTTTTAGTTTGAAAATTGAAGTTTGAAGGATGCTTCACCCCGTTTACTTTATTATTGATTATTGAATCTGAATCCAGATATTTCACATAAAGTAAAATCAATTTTTGTCATCTTTCCATCTACATTATGAATGCAAGTTATTCTTGTATTGTTCATTTCAACCACTTGCAACCACAATCCATTTAGATTTCTGAAGTTGCTTTTTGTTTGGATTTTTGCAGAGATTAAGTTTGTCATGGCTTGTTGTTTTAGTTTTGAATGATGATGCAATCTACAAAGGATATTTGATTCCACCAAATCTTTTTTCAAATTATTTTCAAACTTTTTTTTAGCCATTGGTTTTCAATCAGTTATTAGATATCCTTTCAACTGGTTTGACCTCTTCCCAATAGAACAAAGTGGTCTTGTCCCATTTCTGACCACCAAGAACTTGAATGATATATTCAGCAATCTCCTTTGAATAAGTGAATGCAATGATGACATCTTCATCACCACTCATGCAGTGGATGTTGAATTGAGATTTGAGGACTTGCAGTTCTGTCATAGGATAGTCTTTCCCTTTACAAATACAACTTCAATCTTTGAGTCTGTGGTGACTTGTGCAGTCTCCTTTGGTTTGCCATACACTCTTGTGAGCAATGTCTCCAGAGAATAGAGACTTCCCTTCTGTAATGACTTGACCATTGCATTGGCAATTGTCTTCTCCAGTATGGTTGCTTTGGGATTGTCAAAGACTGATTTCAACTCTTGCACATCCATTGCCATCATGGTTTGTATTGTGTCATTAATCTCCCAAAGATTGTATCCTTGCTCCTTTAGAACGGACACATACTTTCTTGGTCTTCCATTTGGATTCATTGTTTCTCCCTTGTCTGGTCTGGTCAATGTTCCTCCATTTCTTGCTGGTACTTGCTTTGCCATAAACGATGTATTAACGATGCTTAATGATTAATTTTTATGAAAATTTCATGCACATCTTTTAAGAATTCCATGTGTTGCTTCTTGTCTCCTTTCTCTATGTGGCATTTCCGACATAGTGCCATTAAATTGTGGATATCATCCTTCTCCTTTGTTCCTCCCATTCCTCTGGCTTGTATGTGATGAATGTCTGTTGCCATTGTTCCACATACTTCACAAGGGATGAAATCAGAGACATCATACTTGAAGAAGGTCATGTATTTTTTAGTGTGTGATTTCACTTGTGTCTCCTTGTTCAACTTGGATGGTGTCACCTTCTTCCATGAGATAGTAATTGATGCCATAGAATTCAACCAGACTTCCATTCATGTTGATGGTTGTCACATAGATTGGTTGTCCTTTGACATTCTTTCTGATTTCCTTCTTGACAATATATCCTTTGACAAGTTGCTTTGGTTGTTCTTGTACTGGTTGACATGATGCCAGAAACAAGATGAAGATGATTTTTTTCATTGTATGATTATTTTTGCATAACTAATTGTACCAGTTAACTTTTCATGAGTGACAATCTTGAATTCAATGTCATCCACATATCTCTCATAAAAGATGTATTTGGCATCCTCTGGATGCAACATAATGAGATGATATCCTTCTTTGTTAAGATAGGCAACCATCCAAACTTCATCAATCTTGACCAAGTTTCCTTTCATTGTAGTTTGCTTTTGTAATGGTCACACAATCTGTCCATTGTATAGACATAGTATGAATTGAAGTCTTTGAATCCATTTGGTTGTTGTTCAAAGTTTCTGAACATGATTGCTCGGAGTCTTTGAGATGGTGTCTTGATATCTTCATATTCAGTTTTCAAAGATTCAATCATGTCTGTCTCCATCTGACTAAATGGTTCTTGCTTTAATGCCACATAGCAGAAGGACTGATTGAACTTGAATAAGTCTGCAACTTCATTTGGAGTCAACTCTTGTGTCCCCAGATTTATTTTGATTGTCTTGTCTCTTCTGGTTGACAATCCTTCTATCATTCCAGCGATTAAAATCATACAATTGGCTTTTTAATTTCATGAGATATAGAGTCAAGTCCATTGCTTCTTCAAGAGCATGGTTTATGAAGTCATCATGGTTGTTCTGTTCCAGTGTTGTTCCATACTTCTTGATTCCCACTTGTGACCTTTCTTTGTACTTGGCAATCAAATCATCAACAATCTTGTCTGTCATATCTTCCATGTGTTTAATAGTCTTGAATCAATCACTGCTTCATCAATGTACCAGTCTTCAAATGCTCCAAATGGACATTGCACATCTGGTACTGCAAGTGTGTATCCTTGTGACTGAATCAGATTCCTTGACTTCTCCACAAATGAATCATCAAGATAGGCATCAGTTTCAAAAGTAATGATTGAGAATCTTGTTGACATGAGCATCATTCTTTCAAGACATTTGAATGTCTGATGTGTTGGTTCAATGTCAAGTTGTAGATAGTCAATTCTGTCTGGTTCTTCATAATCAAAAGTCAATGCATCTGCAATGACCAGTGGATTCTTTCTGAACTTCAACCATTCTCCCATGTTGGATGGCTCATTGTCTATTGACAGACCAGTCCAACCATTCTCTTCCAGAAGGTATGTATTGTTGATGTATACTGGATGTGATGCACCTATTTCCAGATATGTTCCGATTCTTCCTTCCATCATATGAATGATGAATTGGTCTTGCTTTGCTTGACTATACATTTATAATGGTTTCTCTTGGTTGAAGTAATGAAGAGCAAGTGTGATTTGGTGCTTGTTCAAGTCTGTAATTGATTCCAAGTCCCATTGCAATGGTTGACCATGCAGAATAACATCCAGTGAACATGACTGCTTTCTTGATAAGATATGCTCCTTCCAGAAAGTCACAAGGGAAGTATTTTGCTTCTGTGTGAAACTTATCTTGGAAAATCAAAAACTCTTCTGGATATCCAATGAAGTACACCACATCAGAGATGGATTGCAGATATTCAACTTCCTTGCTCCAATCACAATTTGGGTCTGCATAGTTTGTTGTTCTGTTTATGATAGAATATCTCACACCATTGATGATATTCACATCCTCTGGAAGAGTCAACCATCCATCTTGCCATGACTTATCAATTGGAATGGCTTGACCATTCATGTGTGCTTCAACCAGATTGTTGTGGTGACTTGCATATTGTCGGAACTTGTCCAAGTCATATGTTCCAAATGGTTTGTCTTCTGACCATTCCACTCCATTGATGTATGGCTGGACTTCAATCAACTTCATGATTGATTCTGCTCTTTGTTTATGGAAGTTAGTGATGACCAACTTTCCACCACCCATTGCTCTGATTGTTGGAAGAGAGAAGACCATGTCTCCAGTTGCTCCAGAATGTGTGAAAACTTTATCCATTGATTTCTCTTTTGACATTGTAGTAAAAGTCATGAACCATCTCCATGTATCTCTTTGGATGCTCACCATCCAGATTGATATTTGCATCCATCATTTCATCACAAAGAAGACTTGCTCCTTTCTTTGCTTGTTGTTCTGATGTGAAGTCTGGATATTGAATGTCCTTGTACTTTTGAATTAGATAGTCTGCTTTGTCTCTTGGAGACATTGTCTCATGTAGTTTGATAACTTGTGCCATTTTTATTGTTAAATGTTTTATCATTGCTCTAACTCCAGACTATATTCCGCAATGTAGGATATTTCGCCCCAGCGATTTACGACCTCGACTTTTTTTGTGTTAATCTTATGCCCAAGCTTTCGCAAATCATTGATGCGCGAAGCCAAGCGATACACGCCTAAATCTGACCATGCGGTAAATGGCCTTAGTGGGCCTACTGCTAATAGATGGTCATAAACACGTTCATTCTGTGTCATTACACTGTGCCTTTCTTTTGTAATTCGTTTACGTCTGCTTCAACTTCAGCCAAGAATTGCGCCACTTCGGTTTCTAGATACTCTTGCATTTCAGCGTCACGCTCCACCCGCTGCACATAAAGCATAAGGTGGTCTGGCATCCTTGGGTCAAAAGATACAAAGTCGCACCATTGACGGTCGGCGCAAATCATCTGCCAGTGCATTTGCATCAAATACTTATTGGCAATCCGATTGCTTTTTAGTGTTTCAATATGCGTGGCAGAATTAGGGCATTTAATCTCAATGCAGCCATCATCGCCCACAAGCCCGTCGGGGCTGGCGTGGGAGCCTATAATGGTCGGGTGCTTATATAGACCTACCTCAATCACTTCTTGCCCTGTAACGAAGCTGTAGGCGGTTCTTGCTTCTTCTTCTTTTGCCTTGCCCCATGACATTGCGGGGCTTTCATATGTATCTACTGGTAGCCCAGTTAATCTTTCTATTATCATTAAACTTTTTATATTTTCACGAGATGCCCCCCATCCACTTTTTGTTTTAGCTAAAGCTTCGCTTAATTGAGACGCACCAAGGCTGCCACACCTTGCCAATCTCCATTCTTCAGTTCCCTGCTGCATATAATTTCTCCTTTTTGCACACTACGGCAACGTGCTGAAATGCAATCCCATAATCACTTGCTATGGATTTAAGGGTTTCGCCGCGCTTTCGACGCGCAATGATTTCGTTTCTTTGTGCATTTGAAATTTTAGAATTCCCATGCTTTTCTCCAAACGGCCTATTTGCACGACCCTTATTTTCTCTATCTATCGCATTATCGCTATGACTTCCGGCAAATAAGTGCTCTGGATTGCAGCATAGTGGAGTATCGCAAGTGTGGCATACAATCTCTTTATCCACCAAGGCCCTAACATATTCTTCAAACATGACGCGATGAACACGAAAGTTTTTTCTTCCAATTGTGATAACTCCGTATCCATCACCAGACTTGCTGCCAGTGTAAATCCAACAGTCTTCACGATAGTCAATCCTTGATAAAATACGCGATATTGGGTCAATTCTGGGCGGGGCCATATACGTTCTCCTTATATATACGAATATATATGAACCCCGATAATTAAGTCAACCCAGCTTCTTTTCCAATGCAGACTTCACCGCATCAAAGCGGCCTTCCTGCAATTCCTTAAGTGCGTTAATTTTGTAATGCTTGCAAAGCAAAGCCAAGTCGGTGTTTGTGTCATCCACCAGCTTTTGCAATTCTGCAAACTGGCTATCGCTGATAAACTTGACTGGAGCCGCAACCTTATCTGCCCCTGTGGTGGCATCCAGTGCGTCATGCTCAACAATGCAAAGTGCTGCCGTCCAAAGATATCGAGTGCTATATGTCTCGCAAGCGCCAATGTTTTGTATTTCGTGGCAACCCTTAAGATTGGCTGAACCCATTGGGCTATGGATAATCACTTGGCTACCATCCTCAACATCAACGATGTGCATGGAAGCAGTGCTTTCGGAAAAGCTGATAACCGCGCAAAGCCCAACGTCATTAAAGATTTTAAGGGCTGGCACAAGAAAGTCAGCAAGCTCAAAGTATTTATAGCCAGCGAATGTGTTGTGGCCCGACTTCTTTAACGGCAGCGCATGAAACGCCAACCGCGCTTCGTTTAGCTTCTTATGAATTGGCATTGATATTCTCCCTATGCAAAACGTGGAAATTTGAAGCGGATTGGCTCTGCCGTCCAATTACGGACAGTAAGAACGTCACCAATTAACTCGGCTAGATGCTCACCGTAGTTTGGATGGCAAGCGCCAGCATTGATTGCCATTTCAACAAAGTCGCATGGCAAGCATTCAAAAGTGTCGGTCAATGTATGGCCGCATACTGTGCATTTTTCTTGTGTCATTGTGTTTGCCTTCTTTATTTTGTAAAGCCCTTGTAAACGCGGAAAACGGGAATTAAAAGCGTTTTTTATCCACAAACGAAAGAAAAGTTAAATGGACTATACAGGACAAGCAGTTTCAGAACTTTACGCCTTGGCAAAAGCGCACAAAATCAGGGCTTATCAGATTGCCAATGAAGCTGGCATTACTCGCGTCACGCTGTCCAACTGGAAAAGCAAACGCAGCGAACCAACCCTAAGCGCATTCCTTGCCGCGCAACACGCTCTCGACCGCTTAGTTAAAGCCAAGCTGGAAAATTAAGCATGAGGCGCTTTGGCAAATACCGCGCTGTTAAGATGCAATGCGCTGAAGGCCACACGCACGATAGCAAACGCGAAGCCATCCGCTGCAATGAACTACACGCATTGCAAGCTGCTGGTGATATTAGCGAACTGACCATCCACCCGCAATACTGGTTCGTCATCAATGGTCGCCAGCTTAAGCACCAAAATGGTAGGCGGGTTGGATACAAATCTGACTTTGAATATGTCGAAAATGGGATGATAGTCACGGAGGATGTTAAGCCATCTAGTAAGTTAGCAATTAGCAGAGATTATCCTTTACGCATTGCAGTTTTTAAGGCACTTTACCCTTCCATAATGTTTAGGGAGGTAAATTAATGCCAGCAAAAATTTTAGACCAAGATTGGGTTCATCAAGATAGATATATTGAAGATGAAAATGGTTGTTGGAATTGGAGAGGCGGCGTTGGAAAAGATGGTTATGGAAAATGCGGCTTGAGGAATGGTTCCACGTTGGCGCATAGGGCCTTTTATGGAATTTTGATTGGTAAAATTCCAAGCGGTTTAGAATTAGACCATCTTTGCAAAAACAGGAAATGCGTCAATCCAGAGCATTTAGAGCCTGTGACCCATGTGGAAAATATCAGCAGGGGCATTTATACCATCAATCACAGAAACGGACGCAAAACGCATTGCAAAAGAGGCCATCCTTTTGACCACAAAAATACTTACGTTGAAACTTATAATGGCATCAAAATGAGAAAATGCGTTACGTGCCGTAATACGCGTCAACGTGAGCGGTGGCGATTAAAAGGAGCCGCGAAACAAAGTGATGGATAAAAACGCTTTTATTGACCGCGATTGTTGGTTATAGGAGAGCGAGCGGGGAGTGCTGAAAGGCAAGAAAAGCACTCGACCCGCTCTAACAACGCCTATCAAGAGGAGGCATCGCTGTAATGAGTAATACACGCCAGAAAACCATTGTGCAAGGGGCTTTGAAATGAGCGCCCATCACTTTGACCCTAACATCGCTGCACAGGTAGGCTGCAATGCCGCCGTGATTTACCAGAACCTGTTTTACTGGGCAGAAAAGAATGCCGCCAACGATAGGCATTTTTACGATGGCCGCTGGTGGACATATAACAGCATCACGGCATTTGCTGAACTGTTCCCTTACTTAACTGGCAAGCAAATCCGAACCGCTTTGGAAAAGCTGGAAAGCAGCGGATTGATAGTCAGCGGGTGTTATAACAAGTCCTCTTATGACCGCACAAAATGGTATTCACCGACTTGCCTGACCGCGCAAACCCATTTGCCCAAAAAGTCAAATGAACTCGACCAGAAGGGCAAACCAATACCAGATATAAACACAAATAATAAACCAGATAATAAAACCCCCTATAGTCCCCCTTTGCCAGATTGCATTCCTGTTGATGCTTGGCAGGGGTGGGTTGATATGCGGAAGCAGCGCAAACGCCCATTGACTGACAGGGCAACCAATAGGGCAATCAATAAACTGGAGGCTCTGCACACCGCTGGGCATGACATAGGAGAATTGCTAGACCGTTCGACAATTAACGGCTGGTTAGATATTTACGAACCGAAAGGAGCGAAAAATGCAGGAAATAGTGCAAGCACCGCAGAGCCAACCAACCCAATGGTCAGAGCCGTTATTGCCAGCCAAGCTAGACGCGCTTTTGATGAGCCACGACGAACCGACGATTGGGCCTAAGTCGGCAGAGATTTTGCAGAAGTTTTTGGATAGCCCTCGCCCACCTATGCCAGAGCGCGAACAGGTGGATGTCATGATTGCCAAGCTATCCTTAGCCACCGCTAATCAAAAGCGCAGCGTGGACGAAGAAGCAGAGCGATTGGAGCTATACTGGATGACGCTTCGCATTTATCCGCTTATTGATTTACGCAGCGGGTTTCTGAAGTTGCTTCGCACTTGCAAATTCATGCCGACGCCAGCCGAAATTGATAGCGTAGTGCAAGCTGAAGGCAGTGAGCGCAGGCGCAAACGGGCAAGGGCAAGCTATCTTTTGCAGATACATAAGCGTGAATATGTTCCGCCGCAGGAATACGTCACCGCTGAAGAATTGGCAGAGCTACGGAAGAACCTGCAAATTGGCCAAGGCTAACGGCAGCGCAGCAACTAACCTCATGTGCGACCTTGCGCGGTATCACAACAACGCGATATCAATGGATGATATACGCAAGCATTGGGCTAAGGGTAAGTATGCTGGAGCGCCAGAAGCATGGGCTTTGGCTGCGATTGAACACGCAAAACGGCAAAAAAAGTGATAAATCGCACTATGAATGAAAAAAACGCTTTTCTTTATAATTTATTGCAATTATAGAATGGGTAGCAACCACAGGGGTTTTGCCCCGCCATTAAAGGAAAAGACCATGCACTCAAAAGACGTAATTTTGAAAGCCGCTAAATCTTACAATGATAAATGCGCTGCCGCTGCAAAAGCCGTTACAGATTTAAACCCTATGGCAGCTAATCGTGCTTCCGATATTGTTATCGCTGACCGCATTCAGCGGCAGGGAGATGTTATAAATACACTTGCATCCGTTATGCGCGGATTACGCGATGCAAATGTTTCAGCAACAGAGCGCCAATATTTTAACATCTGCGAAATAGCGATTGCTGGCGCAATGGATGAAATTTCAAAAAAGCACTTAGCTGCAACTTTGAAGCGCCTTAATAAATAATTAAAAGGGGCTTCGGCCCCTACCTACCAGCGGAAAAACTCAACACATAGGGCACTGCCCAATTTGAAAGGAAAGAAATGTTATACGCAGACTTAATTCGCATATGGGCGCAAGACCGCAACCTCATTAAAGGCAGCGACCTAAAAAGCCAATTCGTCAAACTTATTGAAGAAACTGGCGAACTGGCCAACGCCATTGGCAAAAAGAACGACATAGAGTTTGCGGACGCCATCGGAGACATGGTTGTCGTTTTAACTATCATGGCAGCACAAAATGGAATGATGATTGAGGATTGCATAGATGCAGCATGGCAGCAAATTAGGTATCGCAAGGGTAAGATGGTTGACGGGATTTTCATCAAGGAAGCAGACGATGTTTGATGCAGATTTTAGCTGGAAAGCAGAAGAAGAAAAAGAAGTGCTGGTTGACAGTAGGGGCATGACACCAAGGCAGGCGAATATGTTGGAAATTGAAGCTATCGCTAATGCGTATGATTACACAGCCGAAGACGTTCTGGGCAAAAGCAAACTGAAGGCACTTGTGGCAGTAAGGCGCAGATGCGTTGTTATGCTGCGCGAAAAAGGCTACTCAACGACTGAAATAGGCCGCATCATGCGCCGTGACCATAGCACCATATGCCATGCGCTAAAGAAGTATGAGCAGGAGGAAATTAAAGCTCTGGCTAGATACGAATTAGAAGGTTGGCCTCATGACACCATCAAAGCTTAAGTTAGCTAGAATGTATTTAGGCTACAGCCTAACTGACATGGCAGACGCATTGCGCCTGTCACCGACAACAGGGGCAACCACAATCCGCAAGATGGAAACTGGCAAGGTCAACATCACTGGGCCTATTATGGTTGCCGTAGATGCAATGCTAAAGGGCTATGACCCATTTGAAGGTGAGAATGATGATGACGCACCCTAACGACCATCAAGTAGGCGGGAGCCATTACGCATCCAAAAAGGTTCAGCCTTGGCAAGCGATGGAGGCATGGATGTCTGCGGAAGCATTTGCAGGATATTTGCAAGGCAATTGCATAAAGTATTTATCCCGCTATCGTGATAAGAACGGCATTGAGGATTTGCTAAAGTGCCAGCATTATCTTGTGAAACTGATTGAGATAGAGAGCCGGAAGGATGATGGTAAAGTGGGATATGGCAAGCCGCCAAAGCACACCCGCTTTCAGGCTGGTCAATCAGGAAACCCAAAAGGACGCCCAAAAAAGGCTAAGTAACATTATGGCAGAAGATATGCTACAATTCCAAGCTGGCCGCGAAGCCGCAATGCACGGATTTAGACGCGACGAACGGCGAAGCAAAGATTGGCTAGAAGGCTATGACCAAGTGAAGGCGGAAGATACTAATGCCAAGTAACAAGCTTACAGCAAAGCAAGAGTTGTTCTGTCAGGCTATAGCTGACGGCAAAGACCAAGCTACTGCATACCGCACAGCCTATGATGCTGAGAATATGAAGGATGAAAGCGTTTATCCACAAGCATCTAAGCTAATGAAGAACCCTAAGATTGCCATAAGGGTGTCAGAGCTAAAGGCAGAGGTAGCTGAAAAGCAACTATGGACACGCGAAATGTCAGTGCTGGGGCTTATGAAAGCATTTGAGGTAGGGCAGCAAGAGAAGCAAGCTGCGGCTATGACAGGGGCTGTAAAAGAGCTAAACATCATGCACGGCTTTAACGAACCGACTAAGCTTACCGTCGATATGAAGTTTAAACCTATTACGGACGAAGACTGGCTTTGACATTCACAAGCAGCCAGAAAGCGTTTGTATTTAGTGAGGAACCATTCCCAGCCTTTGTTGGCGGTTTTGGTTCGGGAAAGACTGCGGCTGGCATAGCGCGGCTAATGCGGCTCAAACGATATTGCCCGTATCAAGATGTGGCTTACTACCTGCCCACCTATCCGCTGATTGAGGACATCGCATTCCAACGCTTTCCCGCTTTGTTTGAGCGCAATGGCATTCCGTTTAAGCTGAACCAGCAAAAGGCGGTGATGGAAACGGAACTAGGACGAATAATCTTTCGCAATATGGAACAACCTGACCGCATCGTTGGTTATGAGGTGGCGCATAGCATCGTTGACGAACTTGACACGCTGCCAATCGAAAAGGCCCGTGCAGTCTGGAATAAGATTATCGCACGTAACCGACAAAAGGCTTTCACGGTATCTGGCAAGCCTGTCCGCAATACAGTTGGGGTAGCTACAACGCCTGAAGGCTTCCGCTTTGTCTATGACCGATGGGTAAAGAACAAGGCAGAGGGCTATGCGCTTTATAAGGCCAAGACCTCCGACAACGCAGCAAACTTGCCGGAAGATTATATTAAAAACCTACAGGCCACATATTCCACAAGCCTATTGGCTGCATATCTGGACGGCGAGTTTGTGAACCTTACGGCTGGCAGCGTCTATCCAGAGTTTGACCGCAAGCTAAATATTACGTTTGCAACGATGCAAGCCAATGAGCCGCTGCACATCGGCGTTGACTTTAACGTCAACAACATGAGCGCAGTTGTTTGCGTCATTCGCAATGGCGACCCACTGGCGCTTGAAGAATTGTCCGGTGTCCGTGATACACCAACGCTTATACGGATATTGCAAGAGCGTTTCGCTGGCCACCAGATAACAGTTTATCCAGATGCTTCAGGCGGGGCGACCAAAAGCATCAACGCAAGCCTGTCGGATTTAACGCTATTACGCTCGGCTGGCTTTACCGTCTTGGCAAATAGTAAAAACCCTGCGGTGAAAGATAGATTGATGGCGGTTAATCAAATCATCCACAACCAAGGCAAGCGCCGTTTATTAATTAATCCTGACAAATGCCCCAATCTGCTTGAAGGATTAGAGCGCCAAGCATACGCTAAAAACGGCGAACCAGACAAAACAAGTGGCTTTGACCACTTGAATGATGCTATCGGCTATTTTATTGCGTATAAATATGCTATCGGTAGGGGAATGGTTTCCTTCGCTCAAATATCTGGGGTGTAAATGTCTGTCTCCAACACGAACACCGAATATGACGCACATAGATTTCAATGGAAGCGTTGCCGCGATGTAATAGCTGGCCGCGATGCTTTAATTCAGAATTATGTTAGCAATACGCGCTATTCTGGCAGTCTTTACAATCCATCATTCGATACAAACAATTATCTGCCAAGGCTTACTGGCCAGACGGATATTGAATATATCACTTATCAGGAACGCGCTGCTTTCTTTAATGCCAGCGCACGGACGCTTGATGCCTTCACTGGCATGATATTCTCAAAAGACCCAGTTTATAAGCTGCCAACCGCTATTGAGCCTTATGCCAATGACATTACGCTTGGTGGCGATAACTTGCGCGAGTTTTCGGAACAGGTTGTTGAGCAACAGATTGCAGTAGGTCGCGTTGGCATCATGGTTGATTATCCAGCCAATGCGCCAACCAACATTACGATTGCCGCTGCGGAAGCGTTAAACATTCGCCCATTCTTGCGTTATTACACCGCTGAAAGCATCATCAACTGGCGCACCAGCTACACCAATGGCGCACAGGTTCTGACAATGGTTGTGCTTAAAGAAACCATTGACGTTCAAGAAGATGAATTCACATCCAATCAGGTTGTGCAATATCGCGTGCTTGACCTAACGGAGCAAGGCTATCGCGTTCGGGTAATGGATGAAAGCAACGCGCTGAAAAGCGAAGTCTATCCGATACAGAATGGTGGCCCATTGTCGTATATCCCGTTTGTTATCCTTGGGGCTAACAGCGCGACTGCTACAGTGCAGAAGCCGCCATTGCTTGACTTGGTTGACACCAACCTTGCCCACTATCGCAACAGCGCAGATTATGAGCATGGCTTGCACTTCACTGGCTTGCCCACCCCATATGTTGCCGGCGTTCAATTGCCGGAAGGTGCAACGCTTTCTGTCGGCTCAATGAGCGCATGGATATTCCCTGACCCATCCGCCAACGCTGGCTATCTTGAATTTAAGGGCGATGGCCTTCAGACTTTGCGTGAAGCGTTGAAGGACAAAGAGCAACGCATGGCCATTCTTGGCGCACGTATGCTTGCTGAAGATAAGCGGTCATCCGAAGCTTTCGGCACGGTCGAATTAAAGTCCGCTGGTGAACGCTCTATCCTTGCGTCAATCAGCCGTTCGGCATCGGATGCTATCGAGCGTTGCCTTAATTGGATGTGCGAATGGGTAGGCGCTCCACAAGAAGCTGTCTTTAATCTCAATACGGATTTTGGCGCTGCACGGATGCAACCGCAAATGGTCACTGCCCTTTTGAGCGCATACCAAGGCGATGCAATGCCGCTTTCAGTGTTGTTCGATAACTTGCAGCGCGGCGAACTTATCCCGCCGACTATGGAATTCGAGGAATACGAAGCACAGTTGGATGACTCCGGCCCTAGCTTTGACCAAGATACGCCAGACGAACCGGAAGATAATGTGCAGGATGACGGCTTGATAAATAGCATTCGCGCTCGCTTGGGCCTTTAACTGTGGCTGTTAGCGAGGAAATCATTGCCTCGCTGGTTGAGGCTGTTGCTGCGCTAAATCAGCGCACCAACGATGCTGCATCACGCACATTGATAGCAGGGCCACAAGGCGAAGCTGGCCCACAAGGTGAAGCGGGAAAAGATGCGCCTCCTATTACTGACGAACAAATCAAAGATGCTGCTGTCGCTTGGTTGCAAGACAACATCACGCAGCCCAAGGACGGCATCGACGGTAAAGACGGAGAGCAAGGGCCAGAAGGTCGCGCACCCACAGATGAGGAAATCCAACTTGCCGTCAACATCTGGTTTGAAATCAACCGTGCTTCGCTTGTTGGCCCCGCTGGAAGCGATGGGCGCGATGGCGCTGATGGTCGTGACGGGAGCGATGGTGTTAATGGCAGGGATGGCATTAATGGTGCTACTGGCCCCGCTGGTGTTGGCATCGCATTGGTGGAACAACGCGACGAAACGTCTTTTTGGATAACGCTGACTGACGGGCAAGAGTTTCAAATTGAACTACCTGTCGCCAAAGCTAAAGCCGCAAGCACATTTCGCGGCGGGTTTGCACCCGTAGTTTATCTGTCCGCAGTTGACCTTCAAACACAAACGCACGCTGCCAACACCGCAACAGCGATGGAATTTGACACCATTATAGAAAACTACGGCATAACAATTGAAGACAATGTGCGCGTAGTGTTTAGCGAAAGCGGATTATATAACATCCAGTTTAGCGCACAGTTGCTTAATTCTGACAGCCAAGAACATGACGTTAGCATCTGGCTTGCACGCGATGGCGTCGCTGAACCGGATAGCTGCACAGATATTACCGTGCCTAAAAAGCATGGTAGCTATAATGGCGCTGCCGTTGCCGCATGGAATTTTTACTATCGGGCGGAGAAAAACGAATACTTTCGTTTGCTATGGTCTGCGCCTAGCGCGTTGGTTTACATTGCGGGATTGCCAGCGCGAACCGCACCAGTTAGACCAGTCACACCATCCATTATTCTAACAGTCAATAAAGTTGCGCCTTGACCGTATCCGACCAACTTCATGACCTAATCATCATCCGGCAACTGCTTTTGCAGCGCATTATCGGTGGGCAGGATGCCGCCATAAATAAGCAACTGGATGCAATAGCCGCTGAAATCGAAAAGGCATTGAGGGGCGATGAACTTACTACATATAAGGGCAAGCGTTTAACCAAGGCGATTGAGGAACTAAAGGCGATTATGTCGCTGCCTGTGCCAGACCTTTCTAAGTTAGCCGCAGCCGAAGCATCGTTCCTGCAAAGCGCATTCGTTTCTATCGGCATAGATACGGTGATACCGCCAGCATCTGTTGTGGATACAATCGCTAGGTCTGCGCTAATACAGGGCGCGACAATCCGTGAATGGTTCAGCCGCTTAAATCAATCCGCAAGGTTCGACATTGAACGTGCTGTCAAAAATGGCGTGACGCTTGGCCAGACAAACAGAGAGATAGCCAAGGCGATTGTCGGCAACGGTTCTGACAAAGGCCCACAGGCGCTTGCCAAGGCACGGCGCGATGCAATGGCTATCACTCGCACTGGCGTTCAAACTATTGCGAACGAAGCGCGAATGGCTGGCCTGATGGAAAACCAAGACATCATCAAAGCCGTTCAATGGGTTTCGACCCTTGATAGCCGCACCAGCGAAATCTGCATGGCCCGTTCTGGCAAAACATGGACGTTCCCGAAATTCAAGCCAATCGGCCACAATATACCTTGGGATGGTGGCCCACCGGCTCATTGGTCGTGCAGGTCAAGCTTTGTGCCTATTACAAAGTCATTTGCCGAAATACGGGGCGAGCCAGCCGCAAAAGAAATATCGCAAACAACTCGCGCCAGCATGGACGGGCAAGTTGCTGCGGATTTGTCATTCGACCAGTTTCTAAAGAACAAGCCAGCATCATTCGCTGATAAGATGCTAGGCAAGGGCAAAGCCGAATTATGGCGTGCCGGAAAAATTACGTTGTCGCAGTTATTAGACCAAAGCGGCAACCCACTCACGCTGACACAATTATCTCGCCTATAGTATTATTGTTCTCAGCATGATAATAAAAGAATTATGCCAAGGCTGTGCCGAAGCATTAACCGCCCTAGTGGGGCAACATTAGTCCAGAGGACAAACAACTATGAGTGAAGAACGGATAGCAGAGTTAGAAGCAGCGATGGAAGCACTGAGTGCTAAGAACCGCGAACTTTTAGGTGAAGTCAAAGTAGCTAAAGCGAGAGCAAAAGGCGCAGAGATAGACCCAAACGATTTTGTTGCGCTTCAGACTGAAAATGAAGCTCTTAAATTGCAACTCGAAAAAACGACCAAGGATAGCGCAAAGACGATTGAAACATTGCAATCAAGCTTGACCGAAAAAGACGGCGCACTGCAATCATATTTAATCGACAATGGGCTAAACGATGCGATGCTTAAAGCTGGTATCAAGACAGAATTCATGGCCGCTGCAAAAGCCATGTTGAAGTCGCAAACCAAGCTGATGGCGGAAAATGGTCAATACTCCGCACTTATGGGTGATAAACCGCTGAATGACGCGATTGCTGAATGGGCCGCTGGCGATGAAGGTAAGCACTTTGTTTCCGCACCCGCTAACTCTGGTGGTGGAGCCACTGGCGGAACTGGCAATGGCATTCCTATCGCACCCAAGGGCAACCTTGGAGGTGACAAGACGCAGCGGACAAACGCAATCAAACAAATGTTCCCTGACCTACCATAAAGGATTTTAAGTTATGTCACTTTCGCAAATGAAAGTATTCAACGAATACGTAATGCCAGCTACCATTGAGACGCTGGCTCAAATGGTTGAAAAGTTTAACGCTGCATCAAACGGCGCAATCCGCTTGACCACCACTGGTTTTGACGGTGACTTCTATCAGGAGTCGTTCTTCGCTGCCGTGCATAGCGCACAGCGTCGCGTTGACCGTTACGCAAGCCAAGCATCTGCTACTGCAACTGACCTTACTCAGCTTCAGTTGAACGGTGTAAAGGTTGCTGGTGGTTTTGGCCCAATCCGCTTTGAGCCTTCGCAGCTTACTTGGTTGCAGAAGCCAACATCGGAAGGCATTGAAGTTGCATCGCGTAACTTCGCTGAAGCTCTGATGGCTGACCAGTTGAACACCGCAATTGCTGCACTTGCTGCTGCAATCGCCAACCAAGGCGCTGCAACGACTGTAGACGTTTCGGCTTCGGCTCCAGTAACCTACGGCACGATGAACTCGGCAAACGCTTTGTTCGGTGACAATTCGTCGAGCATCGTTGCTAACGTAATGAACGGCGCTGCATATCATAAGCTGATTTCGCAGAACCTCACCAACGGCGCACAATT